GATCGTTTCAAGTTCGAAGGTGAAGCCGTTACCCATGCTAGAGAACTTCTCCAGCATGACCCACTTGCCGTCGATGAGCGTCTTAGGGCTTCGCAGCCCGTCCAACTGCTCATACCAGGCCGGGGGTAGCAGAATCTTGACCAGATTCTTCGCCACGGTATCGCTTGCATTTGAGAGATCTAGAGTAGCAAACTCTTTCGTGAGTGAGGAAGCACGGGCGACCTGCCCGTGAATCTCCTGAGCACGATCCAAATCCCAGCCAGTATTCTGCCTCAAGCGTCTCCGAAGAGCACGTCCAAGGCTGAGCTGGTAGAAGACGTTGATGTCCGGCTCGGCCGCAATGGCTCTGTCGGTTTTCGCTGTCTTCGGAACCGTTGCGAAACGATTCCCCGGGACAAAGGAGATCTCTCCGTGGAGTGCAGCGCAAGCACTGCCCCACTGGGTTCCCAACCACTGCGGTAGGAACCAAATGGCACCACGGGTCAATGACGGGATGTTAGCTATTTTGTCGGGTACAGTGGTCTTCCCGCCTTTTCTCGAGTACGTAGCGCCCGGGCCAAAACGCCCCTCAGCAAGCTGAGGGGGAGCATGCCCGATCCAATCAACTATCTTTTTTCGCATCAGAGAGAGGACCTCCCTAATACGCCCTTCCGGTGTGCCTTCCCACGAGGAGAAAAGCACGTTTTCCGGTAACCAAGGGGCTAGTCGTTCATTGGTACGATAGCAGTCGCGTTCTCCCTGCCACCACTTGTCCTTCGCCTTGCGGCTCCGGTCGTGAGATGTTGGCAAGCCTTGAAACTTCCGCAGCAATCCAGCCGCGGCGGCGTCAAGGAAGTACGCGCCCGCATTCGTATAACTACGCGGATCCGGACTCACATCCGAGATCCCATCCCAATCCCCGTCCTTGAGCTTCTGGCTCAGAATACGGGAAACAGGAGATCCGAGGCCCTCGTAGAGACGAAGGGCAACACGCGCCACATCACTTGGCAGCATGCGCTTTGACGACATGTTACGCTCCTGGTTTTAAGTAGGAGCGTAGCCGCTGGAACCGCTTTGCTTGACCAACGTCGCGCCCAGGAGGTTCAAACCCTGGTAAATCGCTTCGTTGATCTGGCTCGACGGGATTCCTTGCGGAATGGTGATCATGCCATCAAAGACGACGCGATCCTTCGCACCATAGAGAGTCGTGGTCGAGTCCTGGACAGCATACGGCGAAACGAAGTTAAACTTCATCTGCCGCGCCGTCTTCGGACCGTTCCAG